CACTATGTTTTCATGCAGTCGAATTTCTGCATATCCCGGCATCGGCCAGTAGCTTTCTACTGTGACCGCCGACGGTGAAGCGTTGCCTTGTACTCTCATGATGCTGCCTCCTTATTGTGGTATATAGACTAAGCGCGAGCCGGACTTAGTTGAATATGTCGAGCTATATATCGTCAAATCGGCAATAAACAAACCGCAAGCAGTTTTTGAAGTCCACCCTCCACTTACTGAAACCGTTGTCCAACCGGACTCTGAATAGCAGCAGTCGCACATGAAAGACGATGAACTGCCTCCTTGGGTTTGGGGCAGCATAATATGTCCATTGGCGCCGATATCAAGCCCTACTTGTTCAATAAATTCGCCACTCCAATTACCCACATGTTCGTAAGAAAGTAGCGAATAATCTGTTGAAGTGTCATCCGCATATTTAGATGGATCATTGCATACATAATACGCGTTATCATGAGCATTCACACCATCTACACTTTCAAACGTGTTTCCCCATAGGCCCTCAAGGCCACGCCAAACCACATCGACTTGGTCAGCGGTACCCGCTGGACGTCCCGTAAGGTTTGGTACATTGTCACAGCTGCCGGTGCGTTGCGCATCATAAAAACTGCTAGTATTTGGAGAATCGGAATAGCCCGCTCCTATAAATGCCTGCACATCATTATTTGCGAACTCAACAAGAATTAACATTTGAATCGCAGATAATGTAGATATATCGAGGATCTGCCAACCAGTGCCTTTCGTTTTCGCCGAGCTCCTAAATGATGCTCGGCTGCGCTGCGTAGTCGGTGCTGCATTGCTTTTAGATAACTTGTCAGAAGAAGTCTTGTAGGCACCAACATAAACGCAGTCTTTTGGACTATTTGCGTGATTAAAGGCAGGGTGCAATGTAAACCCTTCCAGTTCGCTCCCAGCAATTTTTATGTATTCTATATCGCCTTCTCTGTACCGCTTATACCAAAATTTAGGTATTTTTACCATTACATCGCCGGTTGATAGCGTTTCACGTGTGATGTCACTCCAAGGGTAATAATCGTCAAAATCACTTGCCCCGGCCACTTCGCCGATGGAGGCAGTAGCCGTAAACGATTCAGCGATATCCGTTCTCGCCCAAACCGGTGATGATTTTGTAATATCGCGGCTGATGCCAAATATCTGAACTGCGTAAACCGCCACCTTTTTAAATTCGCCATCGGTTGAGATATCAACATTTTCAGACTTGACATTTTCACCAAGTGTTGCTGTTACAGTCCACGTCCCCTTACGCGTCACTTTGAATGAGCAATTACCGGAGGTTGCAACTGCGGTCAATGTTGTACCGCCATTCGAACACGTGCACGTAGCGCCTTTATTAGAAATAACCTGTATGATAGCGGCAAACGATGAGCCGCCGCCTGCGTGATTGATAAGAGGCATTACAAATCCCTCCTGATTATTAAAGTCACCGGGATATCCGTTGTCGGCTTATCGCCCAGCGCGACGAGCTGAATGCTCCCTGCCGCCTGTGTGCCGCCGACGATCATAGCGCCCGACAGCGCCTCCATCTGCGCCTGTGTTATCCCGTTGTTTTCTCGCGGCAGAAGCTCGACCGCCGATGTCGGGGTGATGTTAGAATTGCTTAGGGTGTATTTTTTCGCGGTACTCCATCCGGACGCAAATAGCGTGGTGTTCACTTTCGACGACCGCCCCGCGGAATAGACCTCCCACGTATACCCCGTAGCCGCCGCCGCTGTGCAGTGATAAACAAGCTCTGCCGCCGTGTCGATGTAGGTTTGGCCGACAACGCCGACGGTCGAGGTTGTGGGTGGGGTGGTGCCGATGATGGGCTGAGGTAGATCATCAAGCGCCGCCTTTACGCCTCCCGAAGTAACCGGGTTTGTGCTGCCTGCCGTGGGTGCTGTGTCGAATGTCAAAGCGTTCTGCTTTCCGTTCCACGCCGTCCTCTCTGCGGCGGTAATGTGCTTGACGGTGTTTTCCGCGTGGACATTCAGATTGCCCTGTACGGTCTGTGCCGCGCCCTGCACGTCCGCGCCGACCATTGCGGCGGTGTAGTCGCCCTGCTTCGGAACGACCGCGCCTCCGCGCCCGTTGAAGCTTGTAACGCCGCCGCCTGCTGCTCCCTGTGCGGCCATAGCCCAGTACTTGGCGTTGTTCGTGTCCTCACCGGTTCGTGTGCCTGTGCCGCCGACTGCCCAGCTCTCGGATAATTTGCCGTTTGCCGCCGCCGATGCCGCTGCCGTTTTTGCTCCGGCCTCGTATTCTGCCGACGCATCCTCGGATAAAGCCGCCGCCGATGCAGAGCTTGCCGCCGCTGATGCAGAGCCGGAAGCCGATGCTGCCGCGCTTTCTGCCGCCGACTGTGCGCTCTCCGCTTTGCCTTGAGCTGTCTCGGCCTTGCTCTGCGCCGTTTCCGCCTTGCTCTGTGCAGTCTCGGCCTTGGTCTGTGCCGCCTCTGCTGCCGCCTGTGCGTCCTCAGCCTTGCCCTGAGCCGCTTCCGCAGCGTCCTGCGCATTCTTTGCCGCCGTTGCCGATTGCGCCGCAGCAGACTGCACCTGAGCCCATATGGGCAGTGTGCCGGTCGATACGTCCTCGTAGCCCTCATAGCCCTTGCGTATCTTGCCGACCGTCGCCCACACCGTGGGTATCGCAACGACGTTTGCGTTGTCCGCGCCGTAAATGCCGACCATAAGTATCTCGTCGCTTTTTGCAAGGCACTCCTGCGGTATGGAGCAGATATTGTTTTCCCAGTACGAATCGAGCACGACCTTTGTAACGTCGCCTGCCGTGAATATCGCGGTTTTTGAAATGTTTGAAGTCCAGTCCTCGGAAAACTCGAATTTGATCTTTGCGTTTATCATGCCGCTGGTCAGTATCTCGTTCTCCGTGACCGTCGCCAGCGCCTTTCCGATCATTATAGTTGTCAAAGGCATTGCCTCCTTTTCGCTTATATCTCAAGCATAATAAAAAAGGATGGAGCATGTAACTCCACCCTTGCCATGTTATTTAGTTTTCTTTAGCCAATCGTTACATTTTTCAATAACCTCATTAACACTGCCGTAAAGCCCCGTCGCGTACATTGCTCTGCGTATCTTCTCGCGCTCTTTATTGTCGCCGTTTATGTACGCATCTTTGTAACGCCGAGTGAGCGATGATTTGATGTTTTTCTCTTCAACGCCGTGCTCAGTCAGCTCATCGACTGCTTTCTTAATATCGCCGCCGTTGTCGATAGCATCGTAAAGCTTGGTGTAGTTGGAAGTCGTATCATTTTTCCACTTTTCGACCTCGAGCCACGCCTCGCCCTCGTCCATACCGGCATCGTCCTGCAAAGCCGCTATCGCTTCATCGTCGGTGAGATATCCGTCGTTCCATGCATACTTTACAGCGCCCTCTTTGCTTGGCTCATACGATCTTATCTTGTCGCTTGCAAAAGTATTATAAAGGCTTACACCCTCACGAGCTATGTTGTACAGCGGTATTCCGGTGATCTTGGACAGAACATTGACCACCTTGTAATATCCGCCGAATTTCGTGTATCTTGAGTCTTCGCCCTTTTCGCGCATTTCTCGGAAAATCTCAAGTGCTTTCAGTGAAGAATTGATTATATCTGTCAGCGGTATATCCGTACCGTTGCCGTACACCTCCACACCAAACCACTTTTTATCTGCGTCATCAAGTAGCATCTTCGTAAAATCCCACACGGTGCTTGCGTAAGGGAAATAGGTAAGAGGATTAAGCTCATCGGCAAGCTTTACGCGCATTGCTCTTGTCCACTTCTGCCCGAACGTGCCGTATTCGTCATCGTCGCGCCACGCATCAGCGAGAGAGGCAAGTGCCGAGTTAACGACTGCGGCTACAGCTACGACTATGCATGTTTTGCTCAGTCTGCTGTAATCCGAGGGCTTGAGCTTTATGCCCTTTGCCTGTTTCATCTGGATATCGAATATCTCGCTTGTAACAAGACTTGCGGTTGTCATAGGCTCTGACATGAACGAGGTAAACAGTCTTGCACCCGAGCTGCGGTTTCTGGAAACCTCGCTCTTTGTAAGCACCGTATCAACGACCTGAGTGTTATAAATGACGTTCTCAAACACTTTGCTTACTTTCGGGAAAAACTCTTTATCGCTTTCGCTCAATCCTGTCTCTCTGCGCACCTGTTTTTTTGAAGCATCCCACAGCGCCGCCCATGTGACCTTATCCGCAAACTCAGCGCCTTTCATGCCGATCTCATTTATCTTGCTTATCGTGCCTTGACTATGCTTTATAAGCTCCTGAACGCCTCTGCTAACGTTGACATCGTAGAAACCGAGATCTTTCCAAAGCGCTATGCCGGAGTGCTTGTGCATTTCCTCAATATTTTGTTTGGTGCTTATACCTGCATAATTTTTCAGGCTCGATATCAGGTCTTTCGGGTCAAGGTATAACGCCGCTCTCACGATAGCCGACGGCTGCTGCACCATAACTCGTGTGTTGTACGCGACCGCCGCTCTGTTGACGCGGTTTATCATCCTCGAGTTAACGCTGCTGTCTCCGCGCCCCTCTGCGCCGTTGTACGCTTTGATTATGCCGGTAACAAACTGCTCTGCAAAGCCTCTGCCATTTTTATCGGAGCCGAACGCTCTGCGCATCTCGGTACGCAGTGAAGCGGTAACGTTGCCTCCCTCGTCGCGTACTTTGATGTTGAACCACTTTGTCATATCCAGCAGCGGCAGCGCAAAACTGCGATACTGCGCCATCTCCGACATATGGTTTGCAAACACATCAAAGATATCGTAAACAACGATTGACTGATTTGCTTTTGCGCTCGTTTCTTTTGTAAAGCCCATATTGAGAAGCTGATAGAGGCTTGCGTTGTCGGTCTTTTCGTCAACCTTGCTGTCTGTTTCGGTGGTGTCTATCTTTATGGGGAAATAATTCTCATCCTTGAACATTTCCACATCAAAGCGCTTTCTCGAAACATAGTTGCCCCATTCGCCGCCTCGCTCGACCATGAAGCGCTGCAACTTATCGGCGACCTCTTTCTGCCGGTCTGTAAGCTCGCCGAACATTTCGTTAAGCTCAGTGTCAGTGAAAACGTGCTTTTCTTTGTCTGTTTGCAGATTAAACTTGCCGTCCTTGAAGTTGGCGACTCTGAAACCGCCCGAGTTAAGGTGCTGTTTTGCCTGTGAGCGCTTGTTAAGCTCGTAAAGGCTCATGAGCTGCGCAGAAGTAAGCTTTACGCGCTGATCACCAAACTTAAACTCATGAGTTTCTTTCGCCCACTGCTTGACCTCTGCCGTAGTGTATGTGTCCTCTGCAAAGTCTATAACTTCTTTGGTGAGGAACGCCATGGTGTTCTGACCGTCAACAAATTCCTGATACATGCTTTCTCCGCCCTTGCCGAAGCGTTTGAAAACATGCGCCGGTCGCGAACTCTCCCACATGATCGCCTGGTCAAGTCGGTTCGACGCGAGCTTACTTGTGAACGCCTTTGTTTTTGTGTACTCTCTGAGCGTTTCAATATCCGATTCGCCAGCCTCATAAACGTGCTGGAAAGTCGCGTTCTGATACAGCCTGTTCATATCGGTTATTGCCTTTTTCATTGTTTTGACAATATCCGATAGCTCTTTGAGCTGTTCAGAGGTCATATCGTTTATTGTGTACGTTCCCTTGTTGTTTCGCGCGAGAGTATTCACGCTGCTAACAAAGTCCGCAAGTTGCGTTTCAAACTCAGGCGGTAAGTCGAGATCGCTGTATCTGTCCTCTCCGACTTTGCTGTCGGCTATATATCTTCTGAGCCTGTCGAGGCTGTCGATATACTTCATGTCCTTTATTGTAGGAGCACCGCCGCCGAGCTGCTGAGAGCTGGTAAAGTCTATAGCGGATATGAAGTCTCTGACCGTGCTTTGAAGCTGACCTGGAATGTGTTTGAGCGTATTCTTGTGATTGGGATTGAGCAACCATTTGGACAGCGTGTTAACGTTTTTCTCTATCTGCCCTCTGTATCGGTTTTTGAGCGCGGTTTCCTTGCGTTTACTGTCAAGACGCGCCACGCCCTCTTTGAACCGTTGAAGCTTAACCTCATTGCGTTCGCGTTCTTTTTTGACCGCGTTCTTTATTCTCTCGGCATTGTCCGCTTTGAGTTTTGCTTCTCGCGCGGCGGCTTTGTCTGCCATTGTCGGTGCGGTCTGGCGCACCTGATCGCTAAGCATGCTGTCAATTATGTAATTGCGCATATACTCTGCCGCTTCCTCGGCATAGTAACCGTTCGGGTTTGCGTACTGCGGCGCTGTACCGTCGAGCACTTCCGCAATGCGCTCAAGCTGATCGGCAGGGTTGATAATATCCTCGGGGAAATATCCCTCGCCGAACATGCTGTTAAGCTCTGCATACGCGCTGTCAACGCTCATGCCGTTTTTGTTAAACATAATACGGTGCTTATAGCTGTTGCGTATGCTTTCAAACTCCGCCGAGCCATCATCCTTGAGCTTAACTCTCTTGAGATAACCCCTGAGCCTGTTGTGCGTCTGAACATCGTCCTCATTGACTATTGTGGTGGCGTTGCTCACAACGTCCTCCGCAATATCCTGCGCCATTTCCGCAATGTCGGTGTAGCGCAGTTCTTTCTCGTTGAGAATATGCTCGCCGAGCTTGCTGAGCCGTTCGGTGATATCCTGCGGCTTGAGGTCTGATTCGCTCATGTCGATGACTTCTCGCGCAAGGCGGTTCACGTCGCTCTGGCGCACAATCTTTACCTTCGTGCGCTGCGTCTGACCTTTCCAGTAGTCAACGCGCTTTTTGAGTTCCCTGTTCTGCCGCCTCAGTTCGGTAATGCTCTCCGGCTCACGGGAAAATTTTTCGTTGACATTTTCGCTCGTGTTGGGTATACTACCTTTAGAGGCATTTGCCGCCTTATTAACGCCGACCTTTTGGTTAGGCTGCTGCGCGGCGGATGCCTCTATAGTATTATTTCCGCGTAGCTGTATTGAATAAACAAAGTCACCAGTAGATTTGCGCCGAACATTCGCGACTAAATCATATACCTGATTATCAATCTGCACAGTTTTTACATAGTAATCCCAATACTGAATTTGCCTATGGGCTTTCGTGCTTTTGCCGATTTCCTTTTCGCTTCCGTTATACTTCGCGTTCTCTACGAGTTCAAATATATTCCCATCCGCGCCAACTTTTAATTTAGCGTTGTAACCACCATTTGATGAGCGTTTATCACCATAAATATTCTTGTTGATATCCTTGCCATCAAACGTGGCATAATATGCATGACCATTCCGAATAAACTTAGCTGTTCTTCCTCGATACTCATTTTGCATGATTTCGAGGAATTTTTTCTGCCTCTCTTTGCGGCTAAGAGCCTTAACCTCGTCGCTTGTTTCATACACTTCTATGCCGTCTTTGTTTTTGCCCTCATAGGAATACTTCACTTCGCCCTTCGGCGGTGCCCTGCCTTTGTTCGCAGTCTCGGCGGTGTGCTTGCGGAAGCTCTCCTGCACCTTGCCGTAGTTTGCACTGTCGTGCTCCGTTCCGGCGAAGATGTTTATCTTGCCCAGCGCGTCACAGCACATTTCCTCAAACGCCTCAGCCTCGCTTATCGTGTCGCCGTATGCGTGCCTGTAGACTTCAACTGCGCTGCTAAGCTCTTTCTCAGAGAGGTCTGAAAGCATGGCACTGCGCAGTTCGTCAAGGCTTATATCGCCCTGTGCAATTGCCGCGTGCCCCATCTCGTGGCGCATTATCTGCTCTGCGGATATGTCGGGATGGTCTGAACGCACCATAACGGTTTTGCTCTCGGTATCGACGATGCCTCTGAACTCGCCGCCGCTGTCCTTGATATTGCCGCCCTCGAAATATGTGACGTTATAGCCGTAGCTTCTTGCAAGCTCACGGCCTTTTTTCATGCTCTCGGTGTCCTCTCCGGAGTAGTAGACGTTCTCTTGCTCTACGCCGTTATAGACTACTTTTTGCCCAGCTTTGCCTTGAGCTGCGCTATAACCGCTTTGTCTGCCGCTATCTGTTCCGGTGTAAGCTTCGACTGTGCCTCTTTCCACTGCGGGTATTTGTCCTTCGGTATTCTGACCGTTAAGCCGTTGGCTGCTGTCGCGTAGACGTACTCCATTATTGTTTACCTCCTGAATTGTGCTATTTACTGCGTTGCTTACTTGATTATTGACCCGTGTGCTTACATTATCGCCCTGCACGACTGCATTGTCAACCGCCGCCTGAGTTGTAGATGCACCCATGTTATAGGCTATCTCCGCCTGTGCGCGGTTCAGCACGGGCACTTTGGTAAGCGACTCTTTGTTCGCGCCCTGCTGCCCCATCTGATACACAGCATCAAACGCCATTTCAAACGCCTCGGGAGATTCGACGGGGGCGAGATCGTATGTTCTGCTTATAACCTCCGGGGAGACCGTATAGCGCTCTGCCATGCTGTTAACAACGCTGTTCTTTGCCGCCGTTGTACGGATGTTGGCAACAGCGCCGCTCCCGGACATGGTATTCACAGCCTGCTGCATTACCGGGTTGCTGTCTATGATGCTCTGTTCCGCTCTCGTCAGTTTTTGACCGCTTGCGGCCTTGGCAATGACCGATGCGGTGTTATCGTCAACAAGCGTACCGCTGCGCTCGAGAGCATTGCGCACTACCGGTGTATCTCTCTCAGCCGTTATGAGCTGTTCAAGGTTGGCAGTTTCCTTGTCGCTCAGGTTTCTGTTGCCTCTCTTTGCGCTGTTGTCAAGGATGTTCTGATATTCCTCGGCGGTTAACTGTGTCTGAGAACCCTGTTCGGATGCAAGTCCGGCGTTTACAAGCTCGCGCTGATAATTTTCATACGCCCTCTGCTGCGCGTTCTCGGCTCTGTACTGGCCGCTGACAACGTTTGTACCGGCACCCGCAAGGCCGAGCGCACCGCCTATGATGTAGTCCTCAAGCATCTGCTGAGTGTCATAATCATCGGCAAGGTCTGACCAGTCGCCTTTACCATCGTCAAGCTTTAGTATGCGATCTGCGATAGGATTGAGGATATCCGAGAGCACTTCCTCCATGCCCTCTTCATTCGCGCCGACTAAGACCTTTAATGCCGTGCGGCCTCTGTCTGTCTTTGCAAGGCGGTTTACAAGGCTGTTGACAAGGCTCTCGTTTCTGATAATGCCCTTGCCGTATGCGACCTTGGAGACCGAGCCGAAGAGCTTTTCCGTAAGCACTTCAACAGCCGCGCTCTTTAAACCGGATATCTGCTGCTCACCCTCGCTCAGGCCGCGCTGCTGTGCGTCCAGTGAGGCAGAACCGTATGCGCGGCCTGCCATTGCCGCAAGACCTGTGCCGGGCGCAACAGCGTTAAGCAGCGCATCGCCGGCAAACTGTGCGCCCGCTATGCCGAAGTCAACAACGCCCTGACCGAATTTGCCCAAGCCCTCTTTAGCTTCCTGCTCGTACTCATACGCACGTTTTGAGCTTTCCTCGGCGCTTTCCAGCAGCTTTTGCTTGAAGTCTCCGGCCCAGCCGTCATTAAAGCTTTTTATCTTCTCCTGCTCCGCCTTGCGCTGCGCCTGTCCCGGCCTGACCTGCCTGCCCTCTTTTTTCGCAGTCTTGGCCTCGTTTATTGCCGTTCGTGCGCTCTCACCCATTGAAAGATTGCCGGTCGGGGACATAAAATCTGCAGCAGCCTTTTTATAAGCACTCGCAGTACCAGATATAGCAGCGTTTATGACCTTATCAAATCGTGTTGATTTTGATGCGCCGTAATCACCCGCGCCCAAAGCATTTATTTGCCCCGGCTTTCTCTCATTGCTTACTTTCCCCAAAGAAACAGCGTCACTGCCCTTTGTGATTTTTTTGCCGCCGCCCTCGTTCTGCAAATACGCAAACGCGGGGTTGTTGCGTGACAGTGCATCATTGCCGATTACCTGTTTTTTAGTGTTAGTTTTATTTGAACTCGTTTTTGAATTGCTCGTCGGTTTCTTACTATAATCCGTTTGCGAGCTTTTAAATCCGGCCTTGATATCCGATTTCAGTTTTTCAGGATCAAATTTATATTTTTTGCTTGCCACTTAAAGCCTCCTATTTAAAAGCTGCCGCTTTTACCGCCATGCTGTACTTTTGATACCTGTGACCTGAGCTTTCGTTCAAGCACTTGCAAATCGTCATTTGTCAATTGAGAGCTGTTACTCCATGCATCGACCAAACTATCAACGCTCGTATATTGATTACCGTTCCACTTGAAAACGCCCTCGTCGGGTTGATAACTGAGCTGCCGCACTTTCTTGACCGAAACGCTTCCGTCCTTATTGACCTTATAATCCTTATCGCTCGGATATGTTCTGCTGCTTCCACCGCCGCCTGATCTGCCGCCGCTTCGTGCCGCCGTCTGAGCCGCCGCCTGCTGCTGATAGTAGCTCATGAGCGAGTTGATATACGACGGGTCATAGCCTGCCGTGCTTATAAGCGCCTGAGAGGGCGTGCCGCCGGCTGCAATGATTGCGTCAATCTGACTCTGTGCAAGCTTCTGGCTGTCCTGTCGCCTGTTGTAATTGCTCTCATTCAGCTGCATGTCCTGATTCCACTTGTCAATGAGTTTGTTGTATTCCTGCTGGTCAAGCGTGTTGTTCATGTTCCAGTTGTTGAGGAACCGCTCATAATCCGTTGCATCCGCGCCGGAAACGAGGCCATACAGGTTGCCAAGATTGCTTATGTTATCCTGCTGCTGCTGATATGCCATGCTTGCCGCAGCCGCAGCTGCCTGATATGCCGCCTGTGCGTTTGCGACCTCCTGCTGATAGCGCTGGAAATCGACCTGATCACGGTCAATGTACATGCTGTAGAGGTTTTTCAGATTTGTGCCCTCGTCCTGATACTGACCGTATGCCCTATCGTAGAACTCCGGCAGCATCTCCTGTACCTTGTTGAGATATGCGTTGTACATCTGCTGGCCGACCGCCTGAGAATACGTTGAGCTGTAGCCGCCGGTGAGCGCCGCCGCCTGGCCCATTGTATCCTCCATGGCAAGCTGCCCCTGCTTTGTGTACATATCCTTATACTGCTGATACAGCGGGTCTAACTCCTCGTTGTATTCAAACGGCTCACGGTTCAAAAGCTTGTTCAAAAGCTCGTCTATCTGCGCATCATACTGCGGATTATACGTCGGTACCGAATACCCCGGCATGGAAATAGTCGGAGCATTAGTTATTGCATCGGTAATTGAACCAAGGATTTTGTCCAAATCTTCGGAATACTTGGAGTTGTAATCCGTCGATGGTGTGTCTTTGCCGGTGTCGCTGTAGCTTCCATATTTGTTGCGAAGCTCTAAATTCATGTTATTACCGAGGATTTTTGCGTTTCCTTTTCGCTCATCCTCTCTCGCGCCCTCTATGTCTCCGGCAGCAAACTTTGCATCGGCGCTGAGACCGTAGTCTATAGAATTGCTGTAGCTTGTGCCGTTGTAAATACCGCCGGTTGTTCCATAGGGGTTTGTATTGCCCATCTTAAGATTAAGGCCGTTAGCCTCTCCCTTTGCGCGCCTCAAATCCCACGCTTTAGCTGCTGCCGCCGTGTCGCCTTTTGCAACAGCTGCATTTATGTCTGCTTGGTAGTCGTGATCATTGTCAAAATAAAATACGTTATTATTCTTGTCTTTCCATGCTTTCCATGTAGGCATATAAATCCTCCGTTAATCCTGTGCTTTTCCGACTGCTATATACATCACTGTGCAGCTCCCGGCCTCGTCTGCTTTGGGGAGAGAGGCGGTAAAGCCGGTTTTGCTTACGTTGTCGGATTTTATCGTTATGTTTCGGTCTGAAAACGGCTGTGAGCATATAACAACGGGCTTATCCGCAAACTTCACCTTGCTGCCGAAGCTCACGCTCACCGATGTTTCGTTCTCCGTGTCGTATGTCATTGAGAACGTGCCGAATGCTATGTTGCTATCGGAAGAAACTGCGGATATCACGACATTGCTCTCCGCCGTCGTGCTCGTGCTGTCCGTGCCTGTTGTATCAACATTCAGCCAAACGGAAAGTTCCTCTGCGAGCCTGACCGTATAGCGGTAAAGCTGCGTCACTTTTTCTTCGCTCGTGCCGGATATTCGCGGCGGCTGAGGTATTATTATCATTTGATATCTGTGCCTCCTTCAAACAGTTTACTGAAACTGTACAGGCGCACCGTGCCGTGCCCTTCAAGCTTTATCCTGAAATGGTCGCAGCGCTTGGGTTTCACCGGCACCATGAACGAGGTCGTACCCCTGCCCTTTATATGCCCCTGATGCTCCCACACGCCCGAACTATCATATTCGATGTAAATGTGCATCTCCGAGCCCTTCGGCAGCATCATGCGCAGGTTAAAGCGGCTTATGTACTTTTGCCCCGTGTAGTTGTAGCCCTGCAAGCCGGTAACGGCTTCCCATTCAAATTCCGGCTCAGAGTTGCCGGTCTTCGTGTAGTTTGAAACGAGGTTTATCGAGCAGCCGTCCGCGCCCTCTGTGACAAAGAAGGTTTCATTATTTATAGAGAAGAAGGCGAGCGCGTGCTTTTCGTCCTCCTTGTGCCACAAGCCGCGCTTTGTGTCGTAAACAAACAGTGACCAAACTCCGGCTGTGTCCTTGAGCGATAAATAATACTTGTCGTTTGCGCTGCCGCCCTCTGCTGCGACATAATACACATCTCCCAGCGGTGCGCCTATGTCATATGCCTGAGAGCCGTCAAAGGCCATCACGCCGCCTCGCGCCTTGTAGTAACAAACATCGTTTATGACAGCTACCGAGCCGCTGCACCCCGTCTGAACGCCCTGCACGGTCTTATCCACTATCTGATGTGCCCCGGCTGAGGAAACATACACCTTGTGATAGCAGTTTTCCTTGAAGAAAATCAGGTTGCCGCCGATGTTTGCAGCGCCCGTGAACGCGCCCGGAGTGCCTATCGAGGCTCTGTAAGCATCCGTCGCTATGCCCTTGTAAGTTGACCAGCGCGTTTCGTCGCCCAGCTTGCAGGCGTATATTTCGTTTACGTTCGTTTTCGCCGCCGCTTCCGTTGCATCATAGCTGTATCGGCAGCCCCAGATGCGGTTTTGCGCCTGCACTACGAAATCAAGATCGGGAGCATCTCTGTAAAGCTTTATACTGCCTGCCGTCTGTGTAAACTCGCCCGTGATTATATCGGTAAAAACATAGATGAGCTCGACTGTGTACGACTTTACGCCGCTGCCGGTTATGGTCTCGTTCGTTTTGTGGATAACTCGCTTGTTTGGAGTGTGTGTGCCCTCGAATTTTGCCGAGTTATCGCCCTCAGAGAATGCAGCGCCGGTGAAGGAAATCTCTATCGTGTCGCCTGAGTCTATGCTTATCTTGCGCTTTATCTCTTTTTCGGTCATTGTGCCCATCGGCAGCACAACGCGGGATTTGATATCGCTCGTTTTCGCCCACGAACCTGCAATGTATTTTTTCCACACAAGCGCCTCGGCATTTGACGAATCAAGCCACAGATCGCCGTTTTTCGGCTCTGCCGGTGCTGTGCCGGCCTTTGTAAAAGTCACCGCCTCGCCGTCCTCGTCGCATGGCGTGAATTTTATCGGAGCTTCCGCTGTTGCCGTTACGCTTATTTCCTTGTAAAGCCGCTCAAACTCGTGGTTCTCCGTCTCAGCCGTGACCGTGCCGCTCTCACCCTTGATACTGAGCTTATCCGGGTAAACAACGATCTTATTTGAAAAGAACATCATCTGCTTATTGCTTGCGGATATGGCCGCTGTGCTGTCCGCCGTTCCGTCCACAGTGAGTACTATTTTTTTGATAGCGGCATATGTGCCCGTGCCGCGATATATCTTGTACAACGCCGCATTTTGCTCGGCAGCGCTTTTTTTGCCCACAACATAGAGGTTTGCATCAGCATCCGCTATCATGCCGTATATCGATGTGAATTCGTCGGCTGCAATGATGCTGCGCGTATCTCTGTTGCCCATGAGCGGGTAATAGTCCGACGTGAGATTTTTCATATCATAAAACTCTCCGTCGCCTATTTTGAGGTTGTGGTTATAGCCTCCGAAAGTGTCTGTAACGATCTCAACCGCACTGCTTTCGGGTATGGTAACGTAGGTAGGCATTTTTACCCTCCTAAAACTTAAAATACGTACCCTGCGGCAGTGGCCTATACGCCGCGTTGTACGCCTTTGCAAAGCGTGTATAGCCGTCGTTGTAAAACAACACCGCCTTGTTGTACTTTGCGTCCTCGCTGTTTTGCTGCGCTATCTTGGCTTGCAGAAAGTTAACGTATATATCCTCTGCATACGGCTCGGGAGCTAACAGCACAGCGGAAATATCGTCTGCCGTGTATTCGGGCTTGCTGACGCTTTCCGCGCCCTCGTGTGTCGCTACGAGATCGTTGTATATAAGCATGTCTATCTCGAGCAGCCAGCGTACCTTATCGGTTTCCTCGTATGCATTTGGTGTGAGCTTATCGGTTAAATCTATAGCTTCGGCAATTGTCATGTCGTAATTCTCCTATTAAAACAGCCGCCATTGCAGGCGGCTGTGCTGTTTTTGTGTTAATGGCGTGTCCGCCGTTACGCATTATTGAATTTAAGCGCATCTATGCTCTCATCAAGCATGCGCTGTGCGTAGTTGGCTCGCTCGATCTCGTCCGCTACGCATTTGGGCACAAGGGATGTTTTGCCCTTGGGAAGCAGATAATTCTTGCCGTTTACCGAAACATACTTGTTCGGATCGCTGTTCCTGTCGCCGCGAGGTATAAAAACCTCAATCTTATCTTCTGCTTCCGTTTTCTTGGTGTTTGCCATATTGTCTCCTTTCACGGGAGGGAGGGGATATCCCCTCCCCTTGCCGGATTACTTGTTTTCCTCGTCAGTCGCAGAGTACGAGCTGACGGACATTACACGGAGCACACGCTCCGGGTACAGGATGGTAGCGCCGTTGGTTTCAAATTTGTAGCCGATGGTGCTGAACTGATTGAGCGGGCCGCCGATCTCGTCCTTGTCGTGGATGATCATTTCAAGACCGCCGCCCTCAGGGTCAACGATACCAAAGCCGTCCTTGCCGAAGAAGTAAGTGGCATAGGTAACGCCGTTGGACTTGTTCTTATAGGTAGTGCTGCCGGAGTAGATGTAGCTGCCGCCGAGAATGGGAGCGAAGGTATCCTCGATGAAGCGGCAGCCGTGCAGTTCGCCGATCTCGCCGTTGAATATCTCGCCGGCAGCGGCATACTTATGTACCTCTATCCACTCCTTGGACTGGCGCAGATCATACGCGACAGAGGGATGGATAACCGCATAATACTTGCCGTTGATACGAGGAACGCGATCTTTCTTCATCTTGGTGACTGCCTTGTTTACCATGGTGGGGGTAAGCAGCGCCCAGCCGTCGGGAGTCGAAGCGCCGCCCGTACCGGCAGTGCTGCCGCCTGCGCCCATGGTTGCCGGTGTGGTAGGCGTAGAAAGCTTGTTTCCGTCAGCGTCGATATTATCGCAGTACATTACGTTAGTACCGACAAGCAGCGCATTACGGATGAGGGTTTCCTGCGTTGCCGCAGCGGATGCGCCCATTTCCTCGGTTGCCGCGAGAATGACGTTATCATAGGCTCGCATTTCAAGCTTATCGGTAATGGAGGTGTAAGTGCCGTACTGCGAGATGGATGCGGTAAGGCTCGAAGAGCCAAACTGCTGGCCGGTGGGGATTACGCCCTCCTTGAGCTCACTTGCGCGATCAAAGGTGTTGAACTTTCTCCACTCAATAGTAGTGCCGCCGTTTTTCGGCAGACGCTGCTTGCGGCCAAACTGCGCGTAAAACATCTCGGTTCGTGCATTTTCCAGCAGCTCAGTATCGTAAAAGGTCTTGAGCTCCGGCGCGAGAGTGTTGGTGCTGGGGTTTGCGGCAACAGCGTCGCCGGTGTATGCGTTGGTGTAGTTGGAAGTGCCATTGTTTACAAGGGTATTAACAACGGTTCCTGCATCTGCAAAAAGCTGCAGCCAATTAAAATCTATCATTTATCGTTTCCTTTCATAACTGTGCCACGAGCAGAAACGACGGGGCGCTTAAAGCTGACCGGGGAATATCTTTTCGCCCGATCTTATCCGGGCTTTTAGTGCCTCTCGCTGTGCTTTCGTGGCGTTTTGGTAATTAAACGTCTGAACGGAAGCGTTAGAGGACTTGCTCACACCGTCATTGGGGCGGTTTTTATTGGACTGCACCGCATTTGAAACCTGCTGTATCGACGCTTTGAGCGCTGCCTGCCTTATGTTCTCCTTGATTTCCTCTCGGTGGACAAGCTCGTAAGCGTCCTCAAGTGGGAGGTTGAGGTCAGGCGCGGTAAGCCGTGCGAAGGTAGGGTTGTTAAGCTCCTTGCCGAGGTTAAAATCAGGGTACTTCTGCTGCAATTCGATAGCCTGCCTGTTAAGCTTCCCGATATGCTCCATGAGCTTTTGCTCGTTGATAAACTTCTGCTGCTGCTCCTCGGCGGCTCGCATCATTTTCTCCGATTTATCAAGCTGCTTTGCGACATCGGTGGTAACGCCCAGCTCCATCGCGCGTTCTTCGTAGTATGCATCATCATCCACGACTGCCTTTGAAACAGCGTCGTAGTCCGTTGCATCAACTCCGTATTTCTTCGCAATAAGCTGAATGGCCGGAGTGAGCTTTTCAAGCCCCTCGGCCGACGTTTTGAGCTTTTCCTTTGCGGCCTTGACTACCTTCTGCATCTCCCCGTTATATTCGGGGTCTGCCATGATCTCATCCCAACTGAGCCTCTTTGCGGTGTCCTTGGTTTCCTCTGTGACTTCCTGTGTTTCCGCAGCGGCGGCCTGCGCTGTAGTCTCCTGCTGCTTCTGCGGCGCAGCTTTCTGACTGTATTTCGCCCGTTTAAGCTTTGCCTCCGGCACTCCAAGCTCTCTGAGCCTGTCCGCCTGAGTCGGCTCAACTGTCTGTCCGGCGACGGCAGACGCATTTACGCCCGTGTCCTGCCCGGCGTCGGCAGGTGAAGTAACGCCCGAACCGGCCGCTCCGCCATCGCCGGTACCGTCCGCGAAAAGCTGCAGCCATTTGAATTTGTTGTGCATTTACATGCCTCCTATTTATTTGCCCGTAGGTGGGCGAACCCGTCGTACCGCCTGCAGGGCTCGAACCTGCATCTCTATCTCTCCGAGCGTTTTACCGTTAAACTAAAGCGGTATATAAAAAGGGACGGGGTGAAGGGGGAGACACCCCGCCCGGGGAAAAAGGTTGGCAGACTACTCATGCCGCCGTCTGCCGGGGCGGCTCTTAAAGGAGGTGAACAACGAATAACTTTGTTCCGCGTCCACGCTTTAAGCATAATAAAAAAGAGGTGGAGCATGTCACTCCACCCTTAGCCACTTTTTTTATTTTTCTGCAAAAATTTTTATATATTCGGGATATTGCGCCTGCAAAAGCCTGAAACCTGTGCATACAGTCTCGATTGTAACAGCCGCCACGGGATCATAGCCCGTTACCGTTATATCTGCTTTGCCGTCCGAAACATCGGTCTTTACCATATCGGGCACTGCTGCCTCAAGCGTTTTTGCAAGCGTCCTTATAAGTATCGTCGCCGCCGCGCAGACAACATCCTCGCCCTTCGGCGCGGCGTTTGCGTGGCCTTGAGCGCATATCTCTATCATATTCTCTTTGCTTTTTACAGATATATTTATCATGTTGCCGCACCTCCGTCGGGCATTGCCGCCTCTCTCGTCTGCGCTCTGGCATTGCTTACCTGTGCATGCTCCCTGCCGTTTGCCGGTTCTTCGGCTGGCATTCCCGTTACCTGTACTGTAGACATCTGCACGTTGGACTGCTGCGCAAGCATCTGTATCTGTGCAAGCGATCTCGCGTCGCCGCACTTTGCCGCTAACATTGCCGATACCTGCAGCAGGGTATTGAAGCGTTCAAACAGTGTTCCGTTCTGCTTGATGGTCTTGCGCACATCGTCTATGCTGTCAAAGTCCATCATCGTAAGGCATGCAAGCGCCTGATCAGTCTGCTGCGGATTGAAAAAGCCCAGGCCGTAAAACTGCAAAGCAAGCTCATTGTTCGACATCTTCGTGTACGCCGTGCGCTTTTGCGGCACAATGCGTATATCAAACTCCGGGATGCGGCTGCCGATATCATAGCCGCTGAACGTCTGCGGCTGAGGCTGTAAGCCCTCGTTGGAGTAGCTTAAAAACATCTCCTGCCCACCATCGCCGAGAATGCGGAACTGTCGCGGCGCGTCGTAAAACTGCCGTATCAGCTCTATTGCAAGGTAGTTTACCTCGCTGTACGCCCTGTAGCTGCCTTTGGTGCTATCTCTGCTGCCCTTACCGCTTGCCTCCTGCAAGGCCGCTATCGCCGATGCGGCCGTAACGCCGCTTGATGTTGTGCCCGTCGCTGTCTCCGTGTTGCCGGAGGTCTCACGCAGTTCGTTTATACTAAGCTGCAGCATCTCAATATAGTTGCCGTCAAGGTTATCATGCGTTATCGGTGCAAGATTATCTTCGGAAAGGCTGCCCTCAACGTTTACAATGGATTCATTAAGATTTGTAAACTGCTCTATGTTGACGCCGCAGTTTGCTTTCTTGAAGTATCGCGGCTTTGCGCCTACCATGGCATTTTCAACATACGCAGTTTTCAAAATATCGATTTCCGTCTGCGGCGCCTTGCACAAATCTACATAGCCGTAGCCGCATGGGCTGCCCTCAATGGGGAACAGCACATCGAACACATACGGGTACTTGCCGTGATCGTACCAGCCTGTAAGTGCCCTCTCGGGGTCGTTCTCCGTTGCATAAAGTACAGTACCGGGCACGAACAGTATGTAGTGCAGCACACCGTTTTTGTGATAGTACGCGCTGATAACAGGTACTTTGCTTGTTGTATCGATATGATCGTCGTACCTGAATTTGCTTGTAATAAAGTCGTGCGGTATCTGCTTGCCCTCCGGCAACTCAAGCGGGAACATCTCTCGCACGTCGTCCTCGTCCTGAAAATCCACCTCAAAGAAGTATTTCGACTGCTGGATATCCTCAACGCCCGGCTCCCAGAACAGATTGAGTATGTTGCACTTCTCAACGCTGATATCGCCTAAGCCGTTCATCTTGTTCTTATCCCAAATCACCTTGTAAACGCCCGTGCCGGTTTTCAGTTTTGACCACATGATTTTACTGTATGTAGTTTCGAACTGGTTTTTTTCCAGCACTACGGGGATTATTTTTGAAAGCATAGCCGCCTCAAGCTTATCGCCCTGCTCACGCGGCAGTATGTTAGGTTCGGGGTATGCATCCATAGCGTCGGCGTGCTTGTTGGTGATAACATTGTGCAGCCAGCCGCTTTTCGACCTGAAACCGGGCTTTGCATGCCCTGCCTTATCCTCCTCAACGTCGTTGCGCAGCTTCCACCAGTTTTCAGCGGCTATGATGCGGCTATCAACGGTGTTTTTGCCCGCACGGTACTTTGTAAGCACCTGCATAAGCTCGTTTATCTGCTGTTCGCCTATCGCCTTAACGCCCATTATCTGCGCCGCTGTCTCGGCGTTTGCCTGTTCGGGAGCATTCGTCACCTCCGCACGGAGCGGATCATACTGATTAGTGATATCCATTTGCTTTATATCCATCCTTTTTAAATTGATTGAGCGGATCGGAAATGATCTCGCGCGGTTTTTCGGGTATTATCGGCTCTATTGGTCGTGCCATGCACATATAGCGCCACTCGTCGGCAATATGATCTTCAAGCGTGGTGTCCAAGTCCTCCGGCTTGTGCTCGTCGTACATCAAAAGCGGTATCGTGCGTATAAAGTCCTTACAGTTATCGAATACATACATGCGCGGAAAGCCGTTTGTGTCAAATTGCAGCCTATAATGGCACTGCATCCAGCCCGGAAGCCGCTTATTGTCTCCGGGATCAAAGTATACGCCGTACTTCTCGGCGGTCTCTGCAACAGATACGCCGCGCGACACATCCCATATCGACGGGTCTGCCACGCCCAATATCTTTCTGCCCTTTAACCACGGGTGTGTATCTTCCGTTTCCTTAATGCGCTTAAACTGCTCGTCCGGTGTCCACTTAACGCCCTCGTTCGGCGCATTTTCCTTGCAGCCGTACAGCTCCAATATGCGATAAAGTATACCGTCGTAATCGATAGCCCACCACGCGCAGCTAAACGGCTTGTTATAGCCAAAATCGTATGATCTGTATATCGTCCAGCCGCGAGCCTGCCCGGAGTTCAGATCAAACGCCGGTATAACATGCGTGTATTTGCGCTGCTCTATTGCCTCTTCGGGCGTTATTCCGGTCTCTTCGCACATCGATCTGTCGGGCGCTGCACGGAAGTCCTCAAAGAATGCTCCCTCGAATATGTCCCACTCACCCTCGAGCCACGCCTTGCGCAGCTTAGGCGGCAGTGCCTCGAGATTGCGTATGTAATCGGGATCGGCATCCATCAGAGGCTTGTTATCCGTTACCTTGCTTTGAATAAAAGTGTAATCGCTGGGGTTTTCCCCGCCCTTGTAAACGCGATCTATCGCCAGCCGTTTAACCCAGCTATGGCCTACACCGCCGGGGTTACAGGTAACATAAATGCGGTGTGGAAAGTTATTCGCGCCGCGCACGCAGGCTGTAAGCTTGCGAAAACGTTCCTCTGTTTGATGTGTGCCCTCATCAATAAACAAAATATCCGTTTCAGTGCCCTGAAAGCGCTCCGCATCCTTATCCGTATCGCAGTACCTGAACAAAATGCGGCTGCCGTTCGGGAAAGCGATAACCTTCTTTTGATCGTTGTATTGCGCAAGTCTCTGCGCCTTTTCGGGCGCGTAGCAGTGCAAATCCCTTGTAAGCGGGACAATGTGGTTCTCCTGCAATTCAGGGTATGTTTTACGGATTATCATGCACGTTATGCCGGGGTATTTGAAGCAGTACAGTACAGCGGCAACACGCACGACAAAGCTCTTACCGCCGCCTCGCGCACCGCCGAAGAAAACATACTTTGCAGCAGCCAATAAAAATTCACGCTGCGTGGGGCTTAAATAATCAATACTGTATTCCGGCATAGCTACTTACCGCAAAAGCCGTCTGCTCCGGCAATGATAACGCGCACCGGTTCCGGCTGCGCATCCGGCGCTGCCTGGCGTTCGAGGTTCTTGATTCGCGCTTCCTGTTCTCGCTTGTCCGCGTCGCACTTCACGCCCTGAATATCGGCTAAATCCTTCATAGCCCCTGTAAGACTGCGTAAGCCGCGTTTATCTTTCAATATATCCTCGTCCGTTATCTGCGCTACGGCGCTGCATATCTTGCTTGAAAGCAGCCCAGCGGCCTCTAATAGGCTCTTGTATTCCTGATATTCTATCTCTCGCTGTGCCTGCACACGGTCTGCACCCCTCTGCGTCCTAAACTGCGCCCTTTCCTGCGCCCACTGCTCCCTCGCCGCACGTTTGCGCAAGGTACTGTACGATACCTTATATTTTGCAGCAAGCGGCCGTGTACCGATGCCCGTAGTTATGTATTCGGTTTTAATATCATCCCAAATATCCATATCACCATTATGAAATACGAAGGGCATATAATGTAACTCCACCCTACCGCAAAAATAAAGGGTAACGCATAATGCGCTACCCTCTTTCGTTGTATTTGGCTTCCGTGATCCTGTACGCCGGGCACATGGCATAACTATTACTACAGTATTTTTCAATGAATGCCTTACGCTTCTTCTCATTTCCTTTAAACCATAGCTGCAACCGTGCATCCGGGCAAAAGCCCTCGCAGAATATTTTGTTTTCTCGCGCCGAGCCTTTCGACCAAAACGGGCACAGCACTTTATAATCGCCATAATCAGCCACCGGCATTCCTCCCCAACGTATACCTCGCGTACCTTGTCGCCTCGCCGTACCTGTTGCGGCCTTTTTCCATTGTGGTTGTGATACCATAGCCCATGTTGCGCAGTTCGTTGACGCGGCTGGCTGCACGCATAATGCCGTATTCCGTTTGCGCTTCAAGGCTTGATATACTGCCGTGTTCCCGCATATGCGCTATCATGCGTCTGCATTGTTTTTTCACGTCCCGCGATACCTCCACACCATTTTATGTATTTTCTTCTTTCGGCGTATATAGCCGTTGATCAATACGCCGTTCGGTGCATTATGCTTTTCTAAATACGCCTTTTTCGCCGCTTTATCGGCCTTGTTATCTGCGCAATAGGTTTTGTAGCTATCGCACTCCGCGTGGCAAAACGGCGTTCTATCCGGGCAATTACGGCAGTCACTTTCCATAGCTTACAGGTTCAAAAGCGTTACACCAGCCGTTGCGCTTATCGCAGTCGCAAGCGCACTGATCGCAGCACCAGTCGTAATAGGTGTTTTCACTGCGTCGGCAGATTTCACGGATAGCATTTTTATACAGCGCTATCGTATCATCAAGCACTGTTATCTGTTTACGCCGCGACCAAAGAAGCTCCAAGTACATATCTTCAACTTTAGCGATATATTCTTTGGGTTCACCGTGCAGCAATCCTAACAGCCATAGGCGGATTTTATATAGTAATCTTTTCATGTTTCCCGTCCTTTCAAAATGCTATGCCCGAATGTTCGCCGCGTTCGGGCAAATCAAACACAGCATTTTTAACATCCCATGTTTTAAGTCTACGTCGAATGGTAGGTTGATTTACGCCCGATATTTCCGCCCATTCTGTAAGCGTATGTTTTATCCCGTCTATTTCTATAACATGGTTGTTCCTTCTGTTATTTTGCTGTTCTTTGACTGTTGCCCATCGGCAATTTTCAGGGCAATAGTTCCCGTCTACATCTATTCTGTCGATTGTAAGCCCGTCAGCATATCCGTTGCTATTAGCCCATTGTTTAAATGCCTTATAATCATCCCATTCTTGGCAAACCTTAATGTCTCTCCCGCCGTAATGGTTATAGCAAGGATTGTGGGGATTGTTACATCGTGATCTCATTAGTACCCAAATGTTATATAGCCGTGTCCGTTTGTTTGTTCGCCAGCTGGCTTCTCCGTGTTGGGCACGTTTTTCCCCCATCTTCTTCATTGCGCACTTTCTACATAATCCATTGCTGTCGGACGGTTGTGCTATAAATTCTTCGCCGCACTTACATCGCATTACCCAAAGGCGGTTATTTCCTGCTCGACGCAGCAATATAGCACCGTTAACTATATCCCCGGCTTTTCTTCGTACATATGGTCTATTCTTATTCAAAGTATCCAAACGCCTTTTTCCCCTTTCTTAACGGCAAGTCCTGCATTTCCGGCTTTGTGTTTTCCATAAGCATCGCGCCGAGCACGTTGAATGCAGCGGCGGCAAGATGGTCTTCATCGTCAAGACCGCACTGATACTTTGCCAAGTGCCTACAGGCGCTGTCGATAAACGACGATATCGGAATACCTTTCGTGTAGTTCCAACGCCCGTAATGCTCCGCCCCGCGTTCGTAGTGCTTAGACAGCCGCAGGAGCGCTTCCCACGGGAGGGATATCATATCGCCCTTGCCGGTTACGCTGTCCCTTACAGCGCCGGTAGAAAACTCGCGGCGTTCATCCTTTTCGAATTTCACTATCCTCCCACCTTTCGCCGATATCTTCTAAAAAGTGCAGAAATTCATGCGTATCTGCACAATAATATTGTTTGCCGTTAACGGTAACCGTGTAACTGCCGTCGTGGTTGCTTTTGGCTTCCCAGCCTACGTTTTTAGCCATTATCGCCTACCATACCTTTCATCGAATGGCGAGAAGTTATCCTCGCCCACTATTTCACGTATGCGACGATCAAGGACGCTTTTTGCATATACGATCTCGTCGTCGGCCTTGCTGTCTTCTACTACCAAATCAGCGATCTCGTTTGAATATCTTACAAACGCCTCGCCGAATGCCCGTGCACGGCCTGAGCCTAAGCCCAGCACTTCATTAGCGGCCATAAACGCGGCATCTTCCGCAAGCTGCATGCGGTTGCGCCCGTAAAGCTGTAACTGAATGTTCACTTCACGCTGCACGGCTTTTGCAAATGCTGATTGCTTACCCATGCTTAGTCACCACCTTATGGCCTACGTATTCGTCGATACTCAGTCCGAGCGCATCGGCAAGGATTTCTATTGTATCTATCCAGCCGCCGCGTAGTGATTTGCGTTCAAGCAGGCTTATCGTGGTTTGGGCTATGCCGGATATTTCGGCCAGCCGCACGATGTTTAACCCTGCATCCAATCGCGCCTTGCGCATATATTCCCCGCGTGTCATTTTTGTCCCTTTCTTATCGTCGTTTTAACGCTTTCAACGCCGTCACGGAGTGTAGCTGTCAGCACATCGAAGTTTGCGTTTATGCAGTCCTCGTTGAGCTTCCGCGTCGTCGATATCGTTTGGCATATATCGTCAGCAGCTTCGGTTATGGTGTTCACTGCCTCATCGAGCTTTTCAAGCAGTTTGATGATTGCCGTCGCCGTGTTGTCAATCGGCTCTGCTGGCGGTTTGGGCTGCGGCGCTGCTTCTGCCGCTTTGGGCGTTGCTCTGCGATGCCGTACCGCCTCAATAGCCTCCGCGACTTCTTGCGGCAGTTGCGTATTGAGGTATTCGCAAGCCCAGACAATCACCCCGCCGGTTGTCGCAGACCGAGAATATTCTATTAACTCGTCCCACTGCTCATTGGCAATGCGCTTTACCACAGTGTACAGTTTGTTGCAGTAGCTCCCGCTCACACCGACCGCAAACGCCACCTGTTCGCCTGTCTTGCCCATCGACATAAGCGCAATTATCTTCTCGTTCGTCGCGTTAGAAATTCGTCTTGCTCCCATTTTTGTCAGTCCTCCTTTTTATTCTTCCCATTCAAGCGCTTGCCCACAGTGAATGCAAAAAGCAAACGGAAAAACTTCTCGGTGCAATTGTCCGCAGCTTGGACACTCGCAGTCATAGATTGTGTAACCGTTATTGTCTATTGCAAAGTTCGTCGGCTTTTTCGGTATCTGCTTGTTAATAGCATTGATTGCTAAGTACATTGCCTTTTTGTCTGCTTTTGTGAATTGATTATTGTTTAAGATGCAAACAAGGCGTTCTTGCGCTTCTGCTGCTGTCATTCGTCAGGCTCCTTTCTTTTCCCTTCTGCGCAGTAGAAATTTAGCCATCGCTTGACCGCCTTTCGCAGATTTGGTCTATAACGCGCTTGCATTCATCGACCATTTCAGCGGTTGTCCAGCGTTTTAATTCTTTAGTATACGCAGAGTCGCAACAAGCGCCGTTATAATCCCAACAATGGGAATAATCCCAGCCGATAAACAATCCTTTCCGATCTACAGTCGCTAAATATTGCTCCTCATACGTAATTCCGCCGTTACAGTCAATCATTTCAACATTTAACGGTTTGCCTTCATATTCACTGATATCAACATACGCACATGGATGAGTCCCGAGGCTTAACACATAGTAGTCAAAGCCTCTCCAAGTGCCGTGCATCAGCTGCTCAGGGTCACAGCGTTCAGGTTTATAAACCATTTCTTTCATTCGTCAGTCCGCCTTTCTCCGTAACTGCAAAAGTCGTCCGCGTCTGGTGTTTCTTCGCACACCCATTTGCAATCTTTATGCGGATAACCGTTGTTGTTATCCTGCCAGTAAATGCAGTCCTTGCAGCGCACCACAATCTTTGCATCTACTGTGGGGATCGCGTCCACAATGGGCAAAGCAATCTCGTCTCTATCTGCATTATCAAACCACGGCTCGTTATCAAGCCGTTCCCATAGTACATTCGCGTCAATCAGCCGCATCGCTGTCACCTCCGCCCCTTCTTGCATGGAGAACAAAACAGCCTATCAATCCAAGACACTTTTCCATTGCCCCCAGTAGCGCATTTCTTCGACTGGCAGGTCTTGTTCTCTTTGTGGTAATAGATGCAGTCCTTACACGGATTTCGCATTGTCAACACCTCCGTCCTTTCTCTCGCCGAAACTGCAAAAACTGTTTGGAAATGTCCGATGCTGCGGCATAAGAGCTGTACCACCGCAAACCCAACCGTCTGATTGCGAAAATACACAGCCCTCACATCGCACCACCGGCACATAGCCCATCTGCACCGCCATGCGCTTAAACTCGCTCTTTGTCGGTTCGTGAATATAAATAGGCTCGATAGCAGGCGCACACTTAATGCACTCGATAACTTTGCGAGCGCCTCGCATTTCTGCGCTCGTTATTTTTTCTCTTACCGTATATACCACCGATTGTTCGATGTCATGTAACAGCGCTTCACGCTCTATGTTTTCAGCCATTCTCATCACTCTCCGTTTCAAATGCATTCTGGCAAATTGTGCTGTCAGCCAAAATTCCCGCAACAAC